CCTTCAGCAGAATAATCCCGAAAGGAAACCAAACATGGCTCAACTGCCTAAAGCAACAGACCTGTTTGCAGATGCTACTGATGCTAAGTCATCAGCAGTACGCATGGAAGAATATGTAGAAGTCCTAGGAAAGTCACTTTCTACTTCTACATCAACACCAGGCGCACCTGCACAAGTTGATGCAACAGCACAACTAGAAGCACTCGCAGCAAACAAGTCAATCTCACCTGATGCTCTTGGAGCATTGAACAGCGCACTTGCTGCTCAGCGCCAAGCACAGGCTGACATCGTTAAGGATATTTCCCTAACATCTCCATTGTCATCATCTTTCGCAGCCTTCGACCTAGAAGCACCTGCAAAGCTTTTGACACCACGCCCAACACCACTTCGCAACAAAATTGCTCGTAAAAAGGGTGTCGGTACTTCTCACCGCGTAAAGCGCGTACTTGGTTACACAGGTACCGGTACAGGCGGAGTAGGAAACATTTGGCCAGGAATCACAGAAACATCAACAGCTACTTTTGGCTCAATCAACTATGAGCGTGGCCCAAAGATTTCTTATGCTGCTGATGATCTAATCCTTCCATACAACACCTACTCACTATCTGACAGCGTGTCATTTGATGCTAACTTCTCAGGCCTTGGATTCCAAGACCTCCGTCAGCTATCTTCAACATCAACACTTTATGCAACAATGTTGATGGAAGAGCGCATGCTTCTCATGGCTCGTGGTACTGCTTCAGGTTACTCAGGCGCACTTGCTGCTCCAACAGTAACCGCAACTGCTGTAAACGCTTCAGGTACACAAGTTGGACTTGCTGCTTCAACACAGTTCTTTATTTATGTAACTTCTGATGCTGGTTCATTTGGTGAGTCTGTTGTTTCAACAGTTCAATCTCCAACAACCTCTTCAGGTTCACAGGTAATCACAATTACAGTAGGTGCCGTTACAGGCGCTCTTGGTTACAAGGTATATGTTGGAACAACAACAGGCGCAGCAAATGCTAAGTTTGTTGGTCGTTTCACAGGTTTGACTGCAACACTTCAGGGTGCTGCTTCTACCAACACAACAAACAACAACCTTGTTTACTCAACAACAGGCGCTGCTGCTCCTTCTGCTGATACTTCTGCTTACGCAACAGGATATGACGGAATTATTCCTACACTTCTTGGTTCTGCTGGCGGATACAACAACGCAGTTAATGGTCAATTCTCAACCTCTAACCCAGGTGCGGAATATCAGACTGTGTTCTACAACCTCTACAACAATGTTAAGGCTGACCCTGATGAGATTCTCATTAACGGTTCAGACCGTAAGCAACTCTCTGATGCAATCAAGAATGGCTCAACTGCAAACTATCGTTTGAACTTGACCCAAACTGAAGCAGGAGATTATGTTGGCGGAGCAACAATCGGTGGTCTGCACAATGAAGTCACAGGCAAGCTTGTTGACATCACAGTTCACCCATGGTTGCCACAAGGCGTATCACCAGTTCTTTCTTACACCCTTCCAATTCCTGACACAGAAGTCAGCGATTGTTGGGCTGTTTACAATGTGCAGGATTACATGGGTATCCAATGGCCTGTCACACAGTTCTCATACGACTTCAGCACATACTTCCGTGGAACATTCATGGCACAAGCTCCAGCTTGGTCAGGTATCGTTTCAGGAATTGCATCTGCATAGTCCTAAGAACAATATCGAGAAGGGCGCATCGAAAGGTGCGCCCTTACTCATTGAGGAGGCGCACTAAATGACAAAAATGATTCCACCAAAAGGTTTGCGTGAAGTAGCCGTAATAACCGAGCGTGGCAAAAAAACTTACAAGGCTGGCAAAGACGGGCTTATCAATGTTGATAACCCTAAACACGCCGCTCAAATGAAGCATGAAGGCTTGGGCGAAGCGAACGCGATGGGAACTATTCGTAACCCATCATCCATAGGTTTCACCTGCAAAAAATGCGGGTTTGGTTCATTCTTCAAAAAATGCTCAAGATGCGGAGAAATAAATGAGTAATGCGTATTCAGGTACAACCCACCAGTTCTCAACGCCATACTTGACTCTTACTGAATTCAAGAACGCTCCAACGGCGATTGATATTGACAACCTCGTTTGGAATTCACAAGACCCTGATGTTCAAGATGCGGAGTTAGCCAATGTCATTGCTAGAGCAAGCTCATGGATTGATACTTACTGTAACCAAGTCCTCTCAGCAACCACAGAAACCGAGCAACAGCGTTCTCGAATCCGTGATGACGGTACTATCCGTTTTCACCCACGATACAACCCGGTAATTGCCCTTACTAGCCTTCAATACGGCTCACCTAACTATCAGCTCACAACGGTTCAGGATTGCTCATACGCTTGGATTGAAGATTCTCAAATTGTCTTTCCTTATGCGATGCTTGCTACTACCTACACCAACCAAGGCCCACTACAATTTGGCTTTCCAACAACTGCTCGCCAAGAAGTGTTCCTCAAGTATTCTTATGTCAATGGCTATGCCAATACCACTATCGCTACGGCAACCGCAGGGCAGACTAGCCTGACGGTCAATGACGGAACAGGTATTACCGCAGGACTTACTCTCAAGATTTATGACGGCTTTAATTCAGAGTTTGTCACCGTAGCTTCAACTTATACATTTGGCTCAACGACTATTCCTCTTATTGGCGCACTTTCCTACGATCACGCTTCGGGAACTTCTATCTCTGCCCTTCCACCGGCAATTAAGGAAGCCGCAATTCTTGTGACTACCTCAATGCTCAAGGTTCGTGGCGATAACTCAATGGTCATGAGTGTTGCCTCACGCGCATCAGAAGCCGTACCTGGCTCACAAAAGCTAGGCACAGAACTAGCAGTTGCCATGAATCTGCTTGCCCCTTATCGCAGGATTAGATAATGGCTCTAAAAGGTCGCGCTGCCGTTCGCTTAACACTTGCAACCTTTATTGGCAATCCGCCAGTTCAAGGCATCAATCAAGTCTTTACTGCCTTTCCTAAGCGTATTGATTTTCAAGTTAATGCCCTGCCTTCTCAACTTTCTCGTTGCGCCGCAGTTATTCATATTGACTCTGAGCGTGAAAATCGCCTAGCAATAGGTGGAGCTACAAATGGTTGGAAGCGCATAGATTACACAATAGCCATTCAGTTGTTTCATCATTCTATGGAGCGCAAGTCATAAGATGCTATGGCTGATTTTGACAATGTTGTTGATAATCTCAAAGCAAAGTTGCGATCAGATCACCAATTTGGTGACCCATCAGGAACGCTTATATGGCAAGGCGCAGAGCCAGTAATAACTACAACTTTTGGTGAGCCTGTTTCTAATGACGGAACATCCACCGAAATATGGGCAACATTGAACTTCGATGTCACCCAAATGATTCAAGCATAGGAGAAAAATGCCAACATATAAGTATAACGGTGAGGATACCCGCGAGTTCCCAACTATCGGTTTAACCGTAAAAGGTGGAGATACTTTTGAGGCTCCCGCAGATTTTGATGTTCCAAATGTAACCCAAGTCAGCAAGAAAACAGCACCAATCACAACCACAGAGGAGAGTGAATAAATGGCAGTCCAACCTTCCGTCAAATCGTATTTAGGATTGGCGCTAGAAACAACAAAGGGAACAGCAGTAACAGCTACTGATTTTGTCCCAATTACACTTAACAGTTTTAAGCCTGTTGAAATGATTAACGAATTACTTGACAAAGGTATTCGTGGTTCAATGGTTGAAGACTACAACTATGTTCAAGGTCGCCGTCATACTGAAATTGATTTTGGTGGACCCGTATTTGCCGACACGATCGGTTACTGGCTTGCGAGCATTTTAGGAGATGTAACTACAACAGGTTCAACAGCTCCTTACACACACGCTATTGCCCTTAAAAACTCTGTTGGTGCTTCAGGAGATGCTCAGCCAAAAGCTTTGACAATCACCGATTACTACTCAGCAAACACCCGTCAGTTTCCGGGATGTCAAACTCATGATTTTGAGCTTACATTTAATGCTGATGGAATGCTTGAATACACCGCAAAGGTATCAGGTTATCCTTCAATAACAACGACCGCCCCAGCGCCGTCTTTTTCAACAGTTCTACCTACTCAAGTATGGACAGGAGCTGTTACTGTTGGCGGAACAACTGTTTCTAACTCAACAACAGGTTCAGTAAAGCTTACACGCAAATCAGAACCTATTTTTGGTATTGCTAATACACAAGCGCCTTATTCAGTATTTGTTGGTGCTTTAGAAGTAACAGGCAAGATCACATTTGTCATGGAAAACGATACTCAGCTCACAAACTTCTTGTCTAACACTCAACCAGCTCTTACTTTCAACTGGTCAACAGGCTCAGGTGCTACTGCTACCCAAGTTTCCTTGACCGCTTCTAAAAGCGCATACACTACAGGTGTGGTTTTGCGTGATAAGGACTATGTAGAAGTTACTGTTGAATTTAACGGGCTAGGTAATACAACAGATGTAGGTGCAACTTCAGGTTATTCTCCTGTCAAGTTCACGCTACAAAACGCAAAGCCTTCAGGTACATACCAGTAACCTGAAAAATATGTTGTGTGGGTGAGCGCCGCCTTCCCGCTCCCCACACAACCTTAAACCAACCGAAGGCACAGATGGAAGGAAAATCATGTCAGAAAAATTAGTAACACTCCCAAGCGGTCATACAGTTACGCTACACGACCCTAAAGGGCTAAAAGTAAAAGATCGCAAAAAGATTTTTGCGGCAGCAGATGGTCTAGAAGGCGTTATGCAAATCATGGCAATTACAGATGGCATTATTGCTTGCCTAGTCAAAGAATGGTCGCTTGACCTTATTCCACCCTCAATTCGTATTGAATCTCTTGGTGAATTAGCCATTGCTGATTATGACAGCCTTATTGAAGCCGCTAGTGAAGCTCAAAATGCTTTATTTCCTAATCTTGCCAAAACGCTAGAGAGCGAAGCAGACCCAAAAGCGGATACCGCAAACTCCAACGCCTAAAAGGGTTGTTGGAAGGCGCGGATATAAACGAGAACTACGATTATCCCAATGATGAGTGGTTTTATTACGAGTGCGCTAAAAAGTTTGGTTGGACTCCGCTAGAAACGGATGAGCAACCTACTTATGTAGTTTCATGGATGTTAGCAATCAACCGAGTAGTAGAGGAGATTGAAGTTGCCAATCAAGACTAATATCGGAATCTTTAATCGTGAAATGCACGGGCTTATTAACACTATGGATGCTGGCGCTCGTAACGCTGCTAATGAGCTTGCTGCTGCCCTTACGCAAATGGCTAAAGAAGAAATCAAAGGCAAACGCCAGCCTAATGAAAAAGCAGTAGCAGGTCAACCGCCTAAAAACCGCACAGGTAATTTGCGCCGTTCTATTAAATCTTTTAAGTTTAGAGAAGGTTTTGCTACCTATCGCGCCGTAGTTGGCCCTACAATGGTTTACGCTCGCGCAGTTGAAGAGGGTGGAAAATCTGCGCCTCCTTCATGGCAGGGAACAACCGCTATGAAAGGTTTTCCTTATATGTTGCCAGCGTGGAAAAAGTTTAAGAAATCAGGGCTTATGAACGAAATTATCGCCAAGAATATGATGGGAATATAATGGAATTAACGCCTGTCAGAGTTGAATTTATTGTTCGCGCACAAGAAGCTATTGCCGAACTTCGTAGAGTCAATGCCGAAATGGATCATATTGCCGTCAAAGGTAAATTGGCTGGTACTTCTCTTGCTACTTTAGAAAAATCATCTAGATTGGCGGGTACTGCTCTTCTTGGTTTGGGAGGTCTTTTTGGTTTTGTGGCATACGAAAGTGCTAAAGCCGCTATGGATATGCAGGCTTCACAATCAAGATTACAAGTTGCTGTTAAAAATAGTGGCGTAAGTTTTGCTGCTGCTGAACCTATTATTGAAAAACACGCCGATGCCATGACAAAACTTGGTTTTAAGACAGTTGATACATACGAAGCATTGGCTACATTAACAACAGCAACTCGTAGCCCTCAAATGGCTCTCAATGCGCTTGCTACTACCGCCGATCTTGCCCGCTATAAACACATAGGTCTTGCCGAAGCTTCAAAATTGGTTTCTAGAGCCTCTTTAGGACAAGCTCGCGGTCTTGCTGATTTAGGTTTGGCTATTAACAAAACTATTCCAAAAGGTGCTTCATTTGCTCAAATCTTAAAATTTATTGCAGAT